ACGAATGGAGTGGCCGTTCCCTGTAAGCATCAAGCCAGATGGCACGGTGCATGTGACTTTACCTGCCACTCAGGTAAAACAACCTCTGCCGGATGAACCGGCGCTTTTCTAGGAGAGACATCATGAGTTTTGTCATTCAAGCTGGTATCGCCCCCGTCAGCAACAAGCGTGGCCGTCGCCCGACCGAATTCCCCCTTGACGAGATGGATGTGACCCACTCGTTCCTCATCGAGTGCGACATCAACGACAAGAAGGCCGTGGAATCGTGGCGCCGCAAGCTGCTCGTCGCCAAGAAGCGTTTCGCTGAAGGCGGTAACGACAGCATCAAGTTCACGACTGCGGTCGTGAGTGACGAACACGGCACGGGCCTGCGCGTCTGGCGCACCGCCTAATCGGTTAGGGGTTCCAGAGGAATAAGCACGCCCCTATCGCTGTTGCCACAGCCCCGGCGTGCCCAAGATTACGCCCGTGCGTAACGCCCCACCCCCTACGCCCCGCAGTTGCGGGGCGTTTTTCATTGTGGGTTTGCTTTGACAGGAGATTGGAATGAGCAAGCTACGCTACACAGATGGGCGCAGCTTTGTGGTAGAAGCTATTCTCAAAGCTCTTGAAGAGAATGGCCCTATGACTGCTTCAGAGATTTGCAGGACAATAGGCAGAGATAGATACGACGTAGCTGCTGTCATCAGCAGAATGAGCAAGTCCCTACCCACTATCCCCCGGCGCCTGCACACTACCGCATGGGTACGAGATGACGGCAACGGAAGAAGAACGTATCTCCGCGCAGTCTACGCACTCGGGGACAAGCGCAACGTCCCTAGACCCAAGGCCACCCCAGGTGCAGAGAAGAGCAGGAACTGGCGCGAGGCGCAACGCCTGAAAGTGACCAGTGTGTTTGAGTTAGGTATCTCACTGAGGACAAGAAATGAACACAGAAAACAAATCACCGGAAGAGCAGCAGATCGGGGGGAATCACTACGCGAAGCTGAAGATTCAGCCCATGCGTTACAGTATGGAAAACAACCTGGACCCATGCCAACACACGATCATCAAGTATGTGACACGGTTTCGTGACAAAGGCGGAATCCAAGACTTGGAGAAAGCTAAGCATGTCATTGATCTTTTGATCGCCTTCGAGAAGGAGAAGGAATGAACGGAGTCACAGAAGAACTTGTCAACCTGCTGTTTCTTTTTTGGTTGACAGTGGTGTTCGGGATAGTGATTTTGGTGGGCTTCTGCATCATAGCTATGTCCTTAAAAGACGGGGACAGAGACTGATGAAGTGTCCGCAGTGCAATGCGTATACCATCATCCTAGATACACGACAAGGAGTACGCAGAAGGAGAGAATGCTTTAACGGCCATAGGTTTGTAACTATAGAGATGTTTATCAAACCGATTATGGAGAAAAAGGATGGGCCACATAAGCGACAAGGCACTCACAGGAAAACGGTACATCATCAACACGCAGTGGTTGAGCGCCCCGGCGACCCTAGCCCACACGATCCCGGCCAGGGAGGTGCCAGACCCGAGCATGCTGGCGAGATTCTTCCCGCCCCCCATGCCCAGGAGCTACCTAGAGCCGGCGAGGTATCGTAGGAACATCTTCCTCCTTGACGCAGGAGGATACGTTATCTTTGCCGACAACGATGCTACCCGCAACTACATAAAGGAAGCACATCATGAGGAGTCGTAGGAAGCGCGAGATTACAGTTCATGGGGATGAGCGCCCCTGGAACGCTGGTGTACCCCCTGCACCGGGCTGGTATGAGGCCAGCGTGCAGCGCAAAGCGAACCTATTCAGGTGGTGGGATGGTGAATACTGGAGTTGGTTTGCTCTGAAGAGCATGTCACGAGACGAAGCGGCAACCCGTGCTACACAACGCTTCTACCCTAGCCCCTTCGATAAGGTGTATTGGCGGGAGATTAAGGTCTAATCATGGCAGCAACACCGGAAAGCAAGGTCAAGGCTAAAGGGGTTGAAATCTTTAAGCGCTATGAGGCTTACTATTTTTTCCCCGCACAGAACGGCTACGGGCGAGCGGGGGTGCCTGATGCCATCGTATGTTTTAATGGACGCTTCCTTGGCGTTGAGTTTAAGGCGGGCAAGAACACAACGACTGCGCTCCAAGACCGAGAACTTGCGAACATCCACAAAGCCGGTGGATCGGCTATGATTGTCCGCGAAGACAATCTTGATTCGCTAGAGGAGTGGTTTAGAAATGCAAATAGTAACGGCTGACTTCGAGACGTATTACGACAAGGATTATTCCTTGTCAAAGATGACCAACGAGGAGTACGTTCGTGACCCCAGGTTTGAAGTCGTCATGCTCGGTGTCCGCTGGCCTGACGGGACTAAAGAGGTAATCAGTGGTACGCATCCTGAGATTAAGTACCGGCTTGATCAAGTGGATTGGTCGCAGTATGCAATCCTATGCCACAATACTATCTTTGACGCTAGTATTCTTTCTTGGCATTTTGATATTAGGCCCGCCGCATGGCTTGATACCCTGAGCATGGCACGTGCTATGCACGGTGGCACGGGGAATAGTCTGGCAGCGCTAGCCAAGAAGTACCACCTTGAAGACAAGAAAGACACGGTGCATAACATGATGGGCAGGACTAGAGATAGCCTGTCCCCCGGAGAGTTCGCACAGTACGCGGACTACTGCCTACACGATACCGAGTTGTGCTACTCGCTGTTTGACCTTATGAGTCAGGGCTGGTATTCCGTTGGTGATGTAGACCTCCGAGAACCTTTCCCCGTGAAGGAACTGCGGTTGATTGACGCCATCATCCGCATGTATACAGAGCCCACGCTGCGCTTGAACCGCGCCAAGTTAGAGGAGCACTACAAAGAAGTAGTGGGCCGTAAAGAAGCACTGCTTGCGTCCAGTGGGTTTACGTCAGAAGACCTGCTATCCAATAACAAATTCGCAGAGGTTCTCAAGAACTTCGGTGTTGACCCTCCTGTAAAGATTAGTCCGACCACCAACAAAGTAGCCTACGCTTTTGCTAAGACTGATCCCGGGTTGAAGGAACTACTTGAGCACCCCGATGAGAGGGTGCAAGCGGTGGTGGCTGCGCGTCTTGGTGTGAAATCTACGCTAGAGGAAACTCGCACCCTGCGCTTCATCAACATGGCGGGCAGAAGCCCGCTGTTCCCTATCCCGCTAAAGTACGGCGCTGCTCGCACGCACCGGCTAGGGGGTATGGACAAGATTAACATGCAGAATCTCCCCTCACGGGGTACTGAGGCTGGCAAGCTGAAGAAGTGTATCGAGGCCCCGCCTGGGTACATCATGATTGACTGCGACTCTTCAAACATCGAAGCGCGAATGCTCGCGTGGCTGGCAGGACAAGATGATCTGGTGGATGACTTTGCTAACGGTGTGGATGTGTACTGCAAGATGGCTTCACGCATCTATGGCAGAGACATTACAAAGAAAGACCCGCTAGAGCGCTTCTGCGGCAAGACCGTGGTGCTTGGTGCGGGATACCAGACAGGCGCAGGGAAGCTTCAGGCTACGCTGAAACAAGCGAACCCGCCTATGCTGCTGGAACTCAGCGAGTGCGAGCGCATTATTGACACATACCGTAGCACCTACAGCACGATCCCCCGCCTGTGGAAACAAGGCGAGACAGCTATTCAGGCTATGCACGACAACAAGGGGATGTGGTTTGGTCGTGAGGGTGTAGTGTGGATCGACGGCAAGCGGGGGGTTAAGCTTCCTAGCGGGCTGTACATCCAATACCCGCAGCTTCACAAAGTAGCTGGCGAACGCGGGTCACAGTGGCACTACAAGGATACCCACGGGTTGACCAACATCTACGGAGGTAAGCTCACAGAGAACATCGTGCAGGCACTGGCACGTATCGTGGTGATGTGGCAGCTTTTGAAGATCGCAAAGCGTTACCGGGTTGTGCTGACGGTGCATGATGCGGTAGCATGTCTAGTCCCGGTCGGGGACGCCGATAAGGCCATCGAATACAATCCCGATAAGAAGTGCTACGTGCCAGTTTCCAAAGAAGCCAAGGAAGGCGTAGCCTATGTCGAAGAGTGCATGCGTTGGGTTCCTGACTGGGCTAAAGGATGCCCCATTAACTGTGAGTCTGGAGTAGGTCTTACCTATGGTGATTGCTGAAGATAATACCGATAGCGTTGTGGACTACGCTATGCCCATGATGAAGATCGAAAAGCTCATGCGGCGTATCCACGACCTCTGTCTTGAACAAAACTACGGTGAAGCAGGGGCACTCTGTGCCAACCTCATCGCTGAGGGGCGTATCCTCAGCGCTTCGCTGGCAATCATGCAGGAAAAACAAAGGTGAAAAGCATCACTGGCCCTTGGAGTTACAGTAAGCTCAAGCAGTTCAAAACTTGCGCTAGGCAGTACTACGAAGTTAAGGTAGCTAAGAACTTCAAGGAGCCGGACTTTACTGATGCGACTTTGTATGGAACGTCATTCCATGAAGCCGCTGAAAACTACATCAAGCATGGCACCCCGTTGCCCGATTGCTTTGTGTATGTCAAGCCTCATCTAGACATGCTGCGCAGCATTCCCGGCGACAAGCATTGTGAATACAAGATGGGCCTAAACCACGAGCTTGCCCCGTCTGATTTCTTTGCCCCTGATGTCTGGTGCCGTGGTGTGGCTGACTTGCTTGTGGTTAATGAAGACACTGGCACCGCACGTGTTGTTGACTACAAGACTTCCAAGAGCGCTAAGTATGCGGATACTGCGCAGCTTGAACTCATGGCGCTCATGGTGTTTAAGCACTTCCCCAAGGTGCGGCGCGTCAAGGCTGGCCTGCTGTTTGTAGTTGCAAACGACTTCAAGAAAGCTGAGTATTCAGCGGACAACGAGAAGCAATACTGGCGTACGTGGATGCAAGACGTCCACCGCCTGGAGACTGCCTACAAAACCAACGTATGGAACCCTACGAAGACTGGTCTTTGTAAGCGCCACTGCGTGGTTACTTCTTGTCCCCACAATGGAGTTAACAGTTAAAATGCCGTACAAAGACCCTAAAGACCGTGACCACCAGAAAGAGTACAAAGACTTCCTGGCGAATGGTGGTCGGGCTAAGCAGTCCGAGCGACAGCGAGCCCGCCGTGCGTGGGATAAAGAGAACGGCTACGAGTCCCGTAAGGGTAAGGCACTAGACCATGTGACGCCGATCAAAGACGGGGGCAAGAGCACCCCCGGTAACGTGCGACTGAAAAGCTTCAGTGCTAATAGCGCACGTAATTTCAAGAAACCAAAGAAGGGGTAAGCCCCCTTGACAGGTGCCCCACCCTGGGGTAGCCTGGAGTTCTCTCGCGACATCCTGCACGTGGCCGAGAGGGGCTTTTCAGAGTGGCCTCAGCTAACTACGTGTAGGGGAGTGGTGGGCCTAACCCACCAATTAGATGCCCAATGAGATTCACCCATTGGGCCGTTTTGCATTTGAGACTGGAGAAGAGATGATTGACTTCAAATACTGCATGGTTGACCTCGAAACCCTGGGCACTCGCCCCGGTGACGCTATCCTTTCAATCGGCGCATGTTTGTTTGAGCCCAACAAGAATGAAATCACCTCTGAGTTTTACGTGACTATCAGTCAGAACGACTCACGAGAGCAGGGGTTCAAGGCACAGAAGTCCACGATGGAGTGGTGGCAGAAGCAAAGCCCTGAGGCACAAGCCGCAGCTTTTAAAGGTGAACTCAGCGTGCAGTCGGCATTGACGCAGTTCAAGATGTGGCTCCCCCATGACCAGTGCCTTGTGTACGGT